CGGCGTGACCTGACCCGGCACGAAGGAGTGAGTAGCACATGGCTGCGACCACAACCACGCTGGCCGAACTGATCGTCCAGCTCTACAAGGGGCCGTGGGTGGAGGCCCTGTTCACCAACACCTTCCTGCTCACCCGCATCCAGCAGAAGCAGGGCGCGGGTGAGGGAGTCCGCTGGCCGGTGCGCTATGGAGGCAACACCTCTGCCGGCTCCTACGCGGAGACCGACTCCGGCGCGGGAGCGGGAAACCAGGGTTTCAAGAAAGCCTTTCTCGGCTGGAAGCTCAACAAGGTCGAGGTGGAGGTCTCCGGCCTGGCGCAGGCGGTCGGCGACGCAGGCGGGATGATTGTGCCCGCTTTGCGCACCGAACTCGACCTGGGCCTGGCCGACCTGCGGGCCAACATCAACACCCAGTTGATGTCTGATGGCACCGGCAATTCCGGCAAGGACATCACCGGCCTGTTCGCCGCGATCGCCGACACCGGCACCTATGCCGGGCTTGACCGCGGCACCTACACCTGGTGGAAGGCCTACGTCAGCGCCAACGGCGGAACTCCGCGCAACCTCACCGAGGAACTGATCCGCACGGTGAAGTCCACCGTGGAGGCGCGCGGCGGCCGGGTCACCGCGATCTACGCGGGCTCCACCCAGTGGTATCGCTACGGCGACCTGCTGCGGGCGGAGCGCCGCCAGCAGAATCCTGCCAGCCTGACCGGGGGCTACCAGGCGCTGGACTTCGAGGGGGTGCCCCTGATCAAGGTGCCAGGCTATCCCCAGACCCGCATGGACTTCGTGGACGAGGAGTTGCTTGAGTACGTCGTGCTCAAGGACTTCGAGGCCAAGCCGATGGCGAAGACCAAGGACTCCGACGTGATCTGGGTCACCCACTACTGCCAGTTGGTCTGCCGCAACCCCTATCGCATGGGTTCGCTGCAAGACCTGGCCCAGTGAGGGGGTGAACGATGAGCGTCGCGCGCATCATCTCTGATTGCCGGGATGGACGAAAGATCGCCCGTGGGGTGACCTCGGTCACCGGCTCGGCCGTCGACCTTGATACCGGACTGTCAGAAGTGGAGGACGTGCTGGTCTCGATGAAGCGGTCTACGGCTCCCGCCCTGGAGGTCGCGTTGGCCACCTGGGCGCTGGGCGCGGCCGCCGGCCAGATCAACCTCTACTGCTGGAAGCCGACTGGGGCCAACGACTGCACGCTGATCGCTGCCACGGTTGCCGTGGACGTGGAGTGGCTTGCGATCGGCAAGTGAATCGCCGGGGCCGACTCAGGTCGGCCCCGGAGTAACTCTGGGAGGTCAAGATGCGAAAGGAAACGAGTGACTTGTCGGTTGAGGGGAATGCCCCGACCGAGTCCAGCCCGGCACCGAGCGGCGGCGGGGCAGTGGACCTGGCTGACGCCGGTCTGAGCGGCCCTGCGCCTGCCCCGGTAAGCGCAGCAGTCGCGGCTCCCGATCCTCCGCGACGAGTCGGCAAGCTCACCGCTCTGATGGCGCTGCCGGAGCCGGCCCGAACCGAGGCGCTGGAGAAGATCACGAACTCCGGCGCGACCGTGAACTTGCGCAGCAAGACTGGTGAGGAAGTACGCTGGCGCTATGGCGAGCACATCCTGCTCGTGCCGCCCACGCCGAAGCCCTTCGCGGCTGCGCACGCCATCCACCTGCTCTTCTGTGCGCCCGGCCTGGTGGAGGAAGTCGAGGAGTAGCAGGTGGCCATCGACGCGACGGTGGGAGGCGAGAACAGCAACTCCTACGTCACCCTGACGGAGGCGGAGGCTTACTTCGCCGACCGTCTGCGCGTGGACGCGTGGAGTGGCACAAGCAGCGCGGACAGAGAGAAAGCGCTGCTCACAGCCTGCCGGCACATCGAGGCCTGTCGTATTCGGGTTCATCGCCGGCCCTATGGCTACCCCGGCGAGCTGCCGGACGCGATGGGCCGGCCCTATGATCCGTTGGCTCCATCGAATCCCGACCAGACGCTCTCCTTCCCTCGCAAGAAGGACATGGACAACGCCGGTGACTACGCCATCCTGACGCGGGTCAAGGACGCGCAGTGCGAAGAGGCGCTGGCCCTGCTGGCGAGAGGCACAGAGCAGGAGCGCAGGCGCGCGCTGCAGGCGGCCGGCGTGACCTCCTTCTCCGTTGACGGGCTGAGTGAATCCTACGGGCTCATCCGGTCGAGAGCGCGGAGGCGAGGCAGTTGCTCGCTCCGTTCATTGACAAGGGCGGGGTTCTCGCCACCTCCGATCACCCTGCCGGCGAGTGGTCGCCGGGGAGCGCGACGTGATCGGCGACTACCTGGCTCAGGAGATCTGGTGCTGTGCGCGGACCGGGGTGGACGGCTACGGTCAGCCCACCTTCGGCGATCCTGCCAAGCTGGCCGGGCGGTGGCTTGAGAAGCGCCGTCTGGTGCGCAACGCCGAGGGAGAGCAGGTGATCTCCGAAGTTACCGTCACCCTCGACCCGGAAGCGGTGTTGGCCGTTGGAGATCGCCTCTCGGCCGACGGCTCCACCTACCTGACTGTGATTGCGCTTTCCGTCTCCCGCGGACTGGGAGGCGAGGCGACTCTGAGGCGAGCCTATCTGTAGGCAAGGAGGGAAACGTGAACTGGAAACTCACCCTGACAAAGGGGCTTGTTGTCGGAACGTTTGCGGCACTGGGTGTGTGGGCGACCGATATCCAGGCCGTCTCCGCTTGGTGGGCCGGCGCGGCTGTGCTGGGCATTGAGGCCGTGCGCGACCTGGTCAAGTCCCGGTTCGGCAGTTTCGTTCCGAGCGGATAGCCCATGCCCACCGTCCGTCGCCAGACCTACGGCAAGTTCGGACTCGCGCTCAAGGGCGTCGAGGAACTCTCGCGCCAGCTCGCCCGCGATGGCGAGGTGTGGCAGCGCGTCCAGCAGGCCGCGGTGCGCGGCATGGTCGAGAACACCGAAGACCTGCTGGGCCGCGCCATGCGGGACGCTCCGGTTGACGAGGGAACCCTGCGCGCCAGCGGCTCGGCCGCGGTCTACGCGAATGGCCGGGCAGTCGCTCGGCGCGGCTTCCGCGAGGTGGGCTCCGAGCCGGTCGAAAGTCCCGAGCATCTCGAGATGCGGGAGCGACGCGCCATTCACGAGGGCGGCCTCGGCGACGCGGTAGTGGGCGAAGTGGGCTTCAACACACCGTATGCGCTCGTCCAGCATGAGCGCCTGGACTTCGATCACCCCAAGGGCGGCAAGGCCAAGTACCTCGAGGACAACCTCAAGGAGCAGGCCGACCGGTACCAGGGGAATCTCAACGACCACCTGCGAGGCGCGCTCACATGAGCCTGCTCATTGATCAGCTGGCAACCTACCTGGAGAGCCAGGGTGAGGGAACGGTGGAGACAGATCTGTTCAAGCTTCACCGGCCCTCCTCCCCGCTCGCCTGCGTCAGCCTGCACACCACCGGCGGCTACCCGCCCGATCGCTACACGGAGCGTGAGCACCCCACAGTGATGCTCTTCGCGCGGGCGGCGACTCCCGATGCAGCCCTGCGAAAGGCTTACAGCCTCTACGGCAAGCTTCATCGCAAGCAGAACCTCGATCTCGGCGGAGGCCTGTGGGCGCTCACCATCGAGGCGGTGGCCAGCCCGGCCTACACGGGCACCGAACAGGCCGCCACCCAGACGGCGCACCTCGCATCTTTCAACATCGCCCTCGACCTGCGGAGGCCATCGACGCCGTAGGCGGGGCAAGGAGGAACTGACGTGGCAACCATCACGGAGGTGTATCCGAGTTACGCGAAGGCCGGAGACTCGGCGATCACCATCATCGGCACGGGGTTTCAAGACGACCCCAGCCTGACTAAGGTCTACCACCGCAAGCACGGCGAGACCACCTGGGAGGACGTCGACCCGACGCGGGTGACCTTCGTCTCGGCGACCGAACTCACCATCGCCATCGACGCGGCCAACACCGACGGCTGGGACAGCGGCCTCAACGATGTGGGCGTCTCCGACTTCGGCGACGCGACTCCCGATGAGTCTGTGGCTCAGGCGCTGTTCTTCTACATCGCGGGAGCCTATTCGCCCGATGACGTGATCAAGGGCGCGGTGGAGGAGCTGTACATCGAGGGGCTGTTCATGGGGCATACCCACGGCTCCCTCGACATTGAGCACGGAGTCGAGACCTCCGAGATCGAGGTGGACCAGTCGCTGCTGCCGGTGCGCACCATCAAGGCGGGAGAGACCTTCTCGCTGGCAGTGCCGCTGGCTGAGGTCACCCTCGAGCACATCAAGGAGGTCTGGGGCATCTCCGCCTCCATCGAGGACCTGGGAACGGGCCGGCGCCGCCTGACCTTCGGCGGCGACACGGCGATCACCGAGAAGTCGGTGATGCTCGTGCTGCCGGCCGGTTCCGGCAAGAAGTTCGCCTTGACGTTCTACCGGTGCGCGGTGCTGGCTTCGGGCACGCTCTCCTGGAGCAAGGAGGAGCAGGTCGATCTGCCCATCCAGCTCACGGTGCTGGCCGACACCAGCCGGCCCGCCGGCGACCAGGTCGGACGGTGGGAGGAGTACACCGCCTAGTGTGAGCGCATGACCAGATGACCAGGGGACGGCCGGGCTTCGCAGGCGGCTCGCAGCAACGCCTGGCTGTCCCCGGCCACAGACCTGCTTGTGGTGAGCGAAGTCGAACCACGGAGGCAACGAAGAGCATGACACAGACAGACATCAGGCCACCGACTCCAGACGAAGTCGTGATGCCCCAGGAGCGCCGCTTCCAGGTGGGTGAGCGCGAGATCGTGGTGCGCCCCCTCGTGATCGGAGACTTCAAGCGCATCGCCGCCGATCTCGGCGCGATTGCGCAGCGGGTGGCGCGGGAGCATCCGGAGATCGACCTCGCCAAACCGGACGAGCACCTGGAGGCGATCTTCCCGATCCTGGGCGAGGCAGTGGGGCGGCTGTTCCAGCGCCTGTTCGGAGTCGAGGAGTCCTATCTCGATGAGCACCTGACCCTGGCGCAGGCGGCGCAGATCATCGCCGCCGCGCTGGAGGTCAACCAGCTCCCGGACATCCGAAAAAACGTGGGGCGCGCCCTCCAGCTCGCGAAGACGACGGCGATTCCGTAAGTCTCGGCTGGGCGGGCGCGTTCGACTTGCTGCAGAGCGAGTACGGGTGGACGCACGAGTACATCCTCAGGCACGTGACCCCGGCGCAGGCGCTGGTCTGGGCGGAATGCATTCGGCGACGGCGGGCCTTGCGACTCGCGGAGGACGCAGAGTTGACCTACATCGCCGCGGCCGCCTCGCAGGGAGGCAAGAAGGCCTTCCAGGCGCTGCGCTCTGCAGTGCGCAGACTGCGCAGGGAGGCGGGCCTGGACAGACGACCGGACCCCGAGGAACTGGCGCGAGCAATGGGACTGACCGATCGGAGACGTGAGAAGCGCGAATGACCGTTGGAGCCATCACCGCCCAACTGCGGCTGGACATGACGCAGTTCCGGGAGGGGCTGACGAAGGCCAACTCCCTCCTGGAGCAATACAGCGGCGCTGCGATGAAGGCGAGCGCGGTGCTCGCCGGCTTCGGCGCGGCCGTCGCGGGCGGGATGGGCCTGGCGATCAAGGCCTCGGCCGAGTTCGAGGCCGAGATGCGCAATGTGAACTCCATCCTGAAGGAGGGCGAGCCGGCCTTCCGCGCGCTGTCGGAATCGGTGCTGGCTCTCGCGGGCAAGGTGGGTCAGGCCCCCGAGATCCTGGCCCGCGGTCTCTACGACATCGCCTCCTCCGGGTTCAGCGGAGCGGAGGGCTTGAAGGTGCTGGAGGCCTCGGCGGTCGCCGCCACGGCCGGAATCTCCGATACGGCCACCGCTAGCAAGGCAATCACCGCCGTGCTGAACGCCTACGGGATGAGCGCGGACTCGGCCGGACACGTTTCCGACGTCCTGTTCAAGACCGTCGAGCGGGGCGTGATCACCTTCGGTGAGCTTGCCCAGAACATCGGCGATGTGATCTCGACCGCCGCGCAGGCGAAGGTCCCCCTGGAAGAGATCGGAGCGGCGATAGCCACTATGACGCGGGCAGGCGTGCAGGCTCCCGAGGCGGTGACCTCCCTCAACCAAGTGCTGCTGTCATTCATCCGGCCTACGGATCAGGCGAAGGCCGCCGCCAAGAAGCTCGGCATCGAACTGACCGCCACCAACCTGTCCGCCAAGGGGCTGGTCGGGATGGTGCAGGAGATGGGCACCGCGCTGAAGATGGGCACGGATGACCTGGACCAGATGCAGAAGGCGGGGGCCTCCGACGCGGAGGTCATGGCCCTGGTGGCTCAGCGCTCCGGCGTGGCGACCGAGCAGTTGGCCGAACTCTTCCCGAACGTGAGGGCCTTGCGGGGCGCGCTCGTCCTCGCCGCGCAAGGGGGCGAAGTGTTCGCGGAGGACGTGCAGGCAATGGCCCAGGCGACCGGCGCTTCAGCAGCAGCCTTCGCCGAGCAGAGCAAGTCCTTCCAGGTGCAGTGGGCCAAGACCTGGGCCGGCATGAGGGCCTTCATGGTGCAAGTCGGTTCTGCCTTCCTGCCGGTGCTGAAAGCGCTTGCCGAAGTCCTGAAGATGGTAGTGCAGATGGCGGAGGCCATTCCCGCGCCGCTGCGCACCATCCTGGCGGTAGTCGCGCTGCTGGCGGCCGGTTTCGCCTCTCTCACCGCCTCCTTCATCCTCTACAACGCCTACCTGAAGGAGGCCGTGGTTCTCTCCGGCGGGATGGTGGGCGCGATGCGCCAGATGACGGCGAGCATGGCCGCCGCGAACGTCCAGGTCAACCTGACCGGACTCTCGCTCGGCAAGCTGGCAGCCGGAGCGAAGGCCGCAGGCGCGGCCCTGCTGTCCAGCCTGCGGGGCGGGGCGCTGGGATTCGCCGCCGTCACCGTCGGCCTCACCTTGCTCTATCGGCAGTTCTCCGAGGCCGACCGCATGGGCAAGGAGTTCTCCCAGACGCTGCTCGATCTCGACCGGCGCGCCTTCAAGGTCAAGGTGCGATTGGAGGAGATCAAGCCGCCGACCTTCTGGAGCCGGATGATGGAGTGGGCGGGTTACCGTACCCAGGATATGGATCGCTTCCTCGCCCAGATGAACCAGTACAAGCAGCGCGTGGAGTCGGCGGAGAAGGCCCAGCAGAGCCAGGAGGCGCGCACCGCCAAGCTCAAGCAGATCGAGGAGGAACTGGCGCGCTTCCGGGGCGAGGCGCACGCAGCGCGCATGAAGCAGATCGCCGACGAAGCCCAGGCCCTCGAGAAAGACCTGGCCGAGGCCGGGATGAAGCCCGAGGAGGCGAGAGCGCAGGCGGCGAGGTGGGCCGCGGCAGCACGCGCTGCGGCGGAGAGGGAAGCCAGCAAGGACATCCAGGAAGCCGAGATCAAGCTGCTGGAACTCCAGAGCCGCAACCACGAGGCGCGGATGCGCCAGATCGAACTCGAAGCCCAGGCGGTCAGGGAGAAGTACCTGGCTGCGGGTCGGGGTGAGGAAGCGGAGGAGGCTGCCAGGCAGTATCGGCTCGCCGCCATTGCCGCCTACGAGCGGGAGCGCAAGGACATCGTCCTCCAGGCGGAGCAGAAGCTGGTCGAGGCGCTGGTCGGCCACGAGGACCAGATCGCCGGCGCCAGGGAGCGCATCCACCGCGTCCGCCTCCAGCAGATCGAGTCCGAAGCCCAGGCCATCAAGACCCAACTGATCGCCGCGGGCGAGGACGCGGCGAAGGCGGAGATCGCCCGCCGCCAGTTCGTGGCCGCCAAGACGGCCGAACTCGCCAAGCAAGAAGCCGAGGAGCGCGCCCGCATCTTCGAGCAGAGCGCAGACCAGATCGTCTCCTCGTGGATCACCGCGCTTGAAGGGATGCGCCAGGCCGACCGCCTCCAGACCGGCGAGTACCTCTCGCAGCTCTCCCGCGTTCTCGATCTCATCCGACAGGTGAACGCCGCCCGGGCCGAGGCCGGACAGAGCCGACTCTTCCAGCAAGAAGAACTGCGCCTGGCCCAGACCATCTTCTCCGAGCGCCAGCGGATGCAGCGCGAGCTGGAGACGGGTGAGAAGCGACTGGCGGATGCGCGCAAGCAGTGGGCGCAGGAGGAATTGGATCAGCGCACTCGCCTCCACGCCTACGAGATGTCCCTTATCGACCTCGCCTTCCAACACCGACGCGACCTGGCGCGCATCACCGGCGAGGAAGACCAGGAGACAATGGCGCGTATTGCCGCCGACGAGCTTGCCGCGCTGCAGCAGCGACGCGCCGAGGAACAGCTCAGCGCGCAGGAGCGGCTGGACTCCCTGGAGCGCGAGCGCCAGCTAATCCTGGAGATGGCGCAGGCAGGCGAGATGCCGGAGCCTGCGGCGACCGCGGCGTTGGAGTCGACCTTTGCCGAGGTGCAGCGGGCGAAGGAGGAACTAGCGGCGCAGGACCGGGCGGCCTTCGAAGAGCGCCAGCGCCAGCACGCGGAGACGCTCAAGCAGATCGAGACCGAGCAGAAGACCCTGCGTGACCAGCTTTCTCAGACCGGCGGACAGATTGTGCAGATCGCCCAGCAGGTCTTCGATACTCTCCAGCAGCGGCTCCAGGCCTTGGCTTCCGTGAGACTGCAACCCGCCTTAGCAGGTGCGGCGGCAGCGGCGGGGCCGGCACCCGCGACGGCGCGTACCTACAACTTCTACATCGGCGGTCGGCAGGTGACCGCGGGGACGGACATCAGCCGCATTGCCGACCAGCTCGCCGAGATGCTGGAGCGCGAGCACACCTATGCGAGAGATTGACTGTGGCCGCCTGCTACATGAGCAAGCCGGATGACACCGAGAAGACCTACCTCGACGAGGACCCGGTCTCCTATGACGACGGGCCTCCGGAGCGGCGGGCGTCTTCGCACGTCACCTTCGGCGGCAGCCGCGTCTGGCAGGACTTCGGCGCGAAGGATGTTGACCGGCAGATTAGGCTGCGCACGAACTGGATGAGCCAGGCGACGCTGGACGCGCTCAAGGGCAAGTTCGCGGTGACCGCCCAGGTCTGGAAGTGGGTGGATCACAAGGGCCACGAGTATCGAGCCTTCTTCCGGGCGCTGAACCCGGAGCGCATCCGCGGGCACGACGCCTACCGGGTGGAGATGCTGCTCGACGTGGTGCAGGTGGTTGTCTGACGGGAGAGTGGAATGGCGAAGCAGGTCACCAAGTATGAGAGCGACGGGGTAACCCCCGCCCAGAGTTCCTACGACGAGGGCAGCGTCCTCGTCGGCGCGCAGACCACACCGCGCCGCATTTGGTGGAGGAACGCCTCTACCGCCTCCGAGACGCTTCAGAACTGCCGCTTCCGGCGGGTGCAGAGCGGGGCTAATGACGGCTTGGACTTTCTGGAGATCGCTCAGGATACTCCCTTGAGTCCGCCCGGCGCACCAACTCTGGCGCTGGCTGCCGGAACCGAACTCGGAATCGGTCTCTACCAGTACGCCGTCACCTTCGTCACCGCCAATGGCGAGACGACTCCAGGGACGCAGGCGGAGATCACCACCACCTCCGGCAACCAGCGGGTGCAGCTCACCAACATCCCTATCGGCCCATCAGGGACGACGGCGCGGCGCATCTACCGCAGCGCGGTCGGCGGTGGGCAGAAGAAGCTGGTCGCCACGATCAGCGACAACGTGACCACGGATTATCTTGACCAGGTTCCCGATGGTTCCCTTGGAGCGAACGCGCCGACCCTGAACACCTCCGGCTCTCCCGGTACCTGGCAGACGGCCAACATCGCCATCGGCGACATGGTGGTGGACGACTACGCTGCCTGCTGGATGCGCTACAACGTGCCGGGCGGAACGACCCAGGTGGGCAATCCGCGGCGGGCCTACGTGCAGTTCGAGGAGGCATGAGCCTGTGGTGAGCGGAGCCGAACCATGGCTGGCCTGACTGATCAACTGGAACTGCTCGTCTCGGCCATCCCGAAACTGACCGACCAGGTGCGCCTGGATGTCGAGGTGTTCCACGACCGGGTGACCGACGCGGTGTTGCTGGAAGCGAACGTGAACCCGAAGGTGACCGACGGGGTGCTGCTGCTGGCCAACGTCGTGAACCAGGACTTCGAGGCCGACGCGCAGGCCAAGGTGCTCGCGCCAGTGGCAGAGGTGACCTTCCTGTAAGACGATGGCCATAACGATCAAGCCGACAACCTGTGAGATCGACTCTCGCCTGGGGAACCTGGCGGATTCCCTCGATCTGTCCCTGGTCGAGGAAGATTCAGACATGCCTGCATCGCCGGTGGCACAGGCCTGGCGCACCCTCGACCAGGGCGACCTGATCCGGGTGCGCCTGGGGCTGAACGGCTCCGGGCTGCTCGACTACGGCCTCTTCCGCGTGGATGAGTGTGCGCTGGAGGCGACGGAGTCCTCCTGGCGGGCGCGGATTCATGGGCGCGACAAGGCGGCGCTGCTGGTCGAGGAGCGGGCGCAAGAGGGATATGGCTTCGGCACCTGGCCGGATGACGAGCCGAAGGAATACACCTACCCTTCAGCCCGCAGCCTGGCGAAGAGCATCGCGTCGCGGGTAGGTCTGGGCTTGATCTGGGACGCGCCGAACTACACGCTCACCTCGTTCATGCTTCAGCCGGAGGAGTCGGCAAGCCAAGCGATCTCGCGACTGTTGGAGCCGCTACGGGCGAGCAGTCGCTACTACGCTGACGCCTGGGTTGACGGCGAGAACCTTGTAGTGCGCCGACGCGGCAACGGCCAGAACGTCGGCACGATTGATTGCTCCATGGGCCAGGTGAGGAGCGTTCGTCGGGCGCGGCAGCCATCCGTGGGCGAGGTCAAGGTCTACGGCGCGACCTACGTCTACCTGACGACTTACGAGTACCCGACCAAGCAGTCGAAGACCGGCTCCGGCGACACCGGAGAGGGCGAGCCGGAAGCGAGTGTGCGCATCACGGAAGACTCGCCCACTCACCGCGTGGTCGAAACGGGCATCGTCCAGGGCAACGGCGAGTTCGTGACGATCACCAGGGAGACCGAAGATCTCACGTACCAGGATGTGACCGATGCGGATGGCAACTGGCTGGGCCGCGTGCTGGTCGAAAGCCGGGTGCTGGAGGAGCGCGACCTGCACACCGACAAGCCGAAGCGCTCACGCAAGAAGATCAGCTTCGGCTATGACGACCAGTGGCGGCTCGTGCTTCGGGACGAGCGCACCAGCGAGTACCAAGACGACGGGACACTGAAGAAGGTCAACCACATCGTGACCCGCTTCGAGCAGGTCACGCCGACTGATGTGCGCACCGTGACCACCGAGTTCAAGGTCGCCGCCGATGGCACGGAGACCGTGAAGAAGGGCTTCCCGAAATGGGAGCAGACCCCTGGTGTGCTGCAGTCGAGTGTGCGCCAGGCCCCCGACCCCGAGGGCAAGTGGGACGAGAAGCCGGACGGCTCGGCTCCCGACAACGTGAAGAAGACCGAGTACACCACGCAGTACCAGGGCAGCGCCAACGGCGACGGCAGCATGCCCAAGGTCTATCGCAATGAGAACCTGGTCGGCAGCGCCATCTGCCAGCAGATCGCCGCTGACCTGGCGGCCGAAAGCGGCAAATGGCTCTACGCCGTCAGTCTCTTCTGGCCTCGTCCCTTCTCCTACCGCAAGGGCCAGAAGGTCACTCTCACCAACCTGCCGGGTGACTGCCCTGATCTCGCGGACGCCATCATCGTGGGCGTGCGCACCCACTACGACGAGGGCGAGGCCGTGTGGGCGCACGACGTGGAGTTCGAATGCTGGAGGGGCTCGTGAGCCGTCTCTCCTCCATAGTGCAGCGCATCCTGGCTGCTCGCCGCACCTGCGGTTGGGGCAAGGTCTCACAGATCGGGCGGCCCGGCGAGTTGCGCCTGGAGAACCGCCAGGAGAGGGTGCTGGTGGCCGGCAATGCTGCACCCGTGGTCGGCGAGCGCGTCCCGTGGCTGCGGCTCGACCGTGGCACGCTGGTCACCGCGCGCAACATCCGGCCCCGGCCGCCCCTGGTTCTCCCATCGGGGAAGGCCCTGCCAACCTGGACGGGCGCGTGGGCGAGAGTCATCACCTCCTCGTTCGACAACGGCCAGTATGACAACGCCTCCCCCTGCTGCGCCGCTGACAGCAAGGGGCATGCCTGGACCGCAGTCTGCGAGAGCGTGGGCGATGTCTTCCGCCTGCACTTCTACCGCGGCGACAAGGACAACCTGCTCGCGCCGGCGGGCTGGGTAACCAAGGGACACATCGACTTCCCCTACATCGGCGATCCGTACTACCGCACCAGCGGCCCGGGCTGGAGGACGCCTTGCCTGCTCCTTGATGACCAGGACACTCTCTACGCCTGGTGGCATCGCGGCTTCTTCTGGGAAGCGGGGCAGCAGACTGCGAACGCCCTCCAGGGAGTGAGGGGCACGATCAACCCGGATACCGGGGCCCTGAGCCTGGACTCGCCGTTTGATCTTGGCCTGCCCTATGTGGACGGCTTCGGGCCGGCCTACACTCCGGACTACAGCGGGTTGGAGATGGACCCGGAGGGCCGCTTGTGGCTGGTGACTTCCCCGAAGGTAACGGTGCAGACGCCTCCTGTGGCTTTGCTCTACGGAGACGACCTCCTGGTCGGCAACTACCGCTATGCCCTCTCCTACCAGTCTGCGAGCAGTGAGCTAGGCTGCGGCTACTACCGGCAAGTGACGACTCGCGCACAGGCCGCCGTCCCCGGCGCGCCCAGTCAGTTCTCCAACCCGAACGTGGGGACATTTCAGGCCGGTTACCACTACTTCAAGGTGACCTTCTACAAGAGCGACGGCACCAGTGGAGACGGCGAGACAACGCCTGGGAGCTATGACGCCTACAACCTACCCACCAACAACCGTTCCATCCGCATGGCGATTCCGCGGTCGCTGAACAACGGAGGGCGGAGAGTCTACTATGCGACTTCCGCGGGAGGCCCGTACTATCTGATCTGGACGCAGCCCGACTGGAACACCGACTACATTGAGATCTTCGATCCTGTGTCCAGTGGGCCGCAGCCACCGACGACCAACACGTTGCCGGCCAAGCGCACGCGCGTCTGGAACGTCGACCAGGGGCCGCCCGGTACTACCGCGCGCCACATCTACCGCACCCAGGCCGGCGGCAGCACCTATGGCCTGGTCGGGACGATCAACAACAACCAGAACGACCAGGAGTGGGCTGACGACACCGGCGACAGCATCGGCGCTGCGCCGCCGAACAGCCCGACGAATCAGTCGTATCGCTGCCTGGCCCTGGGCCACTCGAATGCTCCGCGCTCCTGGGGGAGCGGCGTGACCTGGGAGAAGGTCTTCGGCTGGTATCCCTGGTCGTGGCTCGGAGACCGCTGCGGTGTTGTAGCCCTCGGTGGAGGCTTGGCGGCGGTCGTCTACCAGAACACTTCCTGGGGCCTCTCCGCGCGCCGGCGCACCACCGGCGGTGTCTGGGGCAGCGAAGTCGTCCTGGTTACCGAGAGCGGCCGCAGTTTCCGCCTGGGGAGCATCCTCCTTCACGAAGGCGAGCCGCAGCTTTGCTACCTTGAATCGGGCGGTTATCCCAGCCTTGATGAGTGGTACTACGCGCCGCTCTCAGTCAGCGACGACGGCGTGAGCATGGGCGGCCCCGTTCTGGCAGGCGACGGCTGGGACTACAGCGAGGAGCCGCCGCGGCTTTCCTGGGACGAAGACCAGGAAGTCCTGGTGATGCACGGCGGCGGGTTCAACGACTACTGCCACATCTTCAACGTGGACGAGGGCGACGTGGAGAGCGGCGGCGATGATCTCTCCACCGCCGGCGCGGACATTTCCTGGTGGACGGCTCCCCGTCGCGTTCCAGGCCCGAGACTGTGGGGTCTCTTCATCGACTGGGACGGCCATCACGGAGCCGTAGAGTGGACCCCCGAATGAGCAGACTCTATTCGGCGATCAAGCGCCTAGCGCGAAGAGGCGACCGCGCTGCTATCGGGACAGTCGCGGGCTACCTGGGCGGCGGCCGCTATCGCGTGCAGGTCGCAGGCAGCGAGTATGAGGTCCCGGCCGCCGGGGACGCGCAGGCGATGGACGGCCAGAGCGTGGCCCTGATGGTGAGCGGCGAGACCGGCCGGCCGATAGCCATGCTCGGGCCGGTGCGCCCGATGGGAGTGTAGCGTGGCAGAGCAACAGATACTGCTGTCAACAAAGGCGGCCGACATCCAGCAGGGCCAGCCTGACTACAAGCACGGCAGCCATGCCGACATCGCGGTGCGCTGGCACGCCACCATCGCCAACTATCACTACCGTGCCCTGATCCAGTTCGACCTGGCGCAGCTCATCCCGCAACAGGCCTCGCAGATCGTCCAGGCGCGCCTGCGCCTCAGTTTCAACGGCGCGCTCAACAACCATAGTGACGTCGCCTACAACATCTCCTGCCATCGGCTGACCGCTGCTTGGGTCGAGGCCGATGTGACCTGGAATAGCCGGCAGACCGGAACGGCCTGGGGGACGCCAGGCGGCGACTTCGCCTCGCCCGCGGTGGTGACCATCTCCAGCCCCGACAATCCGAGCGGCTGGAGCACCGACTACTACGACATCACGCAACTGCTGAAGGACTGGCTCGACGGCGCCTACCCCAACTACGGCGTCATCCTCAAGTGCGAGGTGGAGGCCGACCTGAAGTGGAGCATCTACGAGTCGGACGATTCCGCCCAGGCCGAGCAGTACAAGCCGGCCCTGGTGGTTGACTACGAGGAAGCCGCGTCGGCAGCCGACGACATATCGCCGATCGCCGCACTGATCCGCAGACGAAGGAGGTAGCGCAAATGCCCACCTATCACGAGAGCGTCACGAAGAACGGAGTCTCGCAGGCCGCGCTGGAGGTCATCCTTCCGCCGCGCGACCTGGGCGAGTATCCGATGAAGACAGTGACTCTCAGCAACGCGGCCGGAGGGGCGGTGCTCGCCGATTGCACAGTCGAGGTCGGGCCTACCGCGAACGGCCCCTGGCTGGCCGAAGATCTGAGCGGGACCGGTTTGCAGACCCTGGCCGCGGGAGCTTCGGAGGCCTACCGCATGACGAAGGTTGACCGCTGGCTTCGCGTGCAGGCGAAGGCGGCGGGGGCGAACTGCAACCTGATCGTCTATCTCGACGCCGTGGGGTGATGGTGATGAACCAGTTTCTGGAGTACGGCGCGACCGGCTTGGTGGCGCTGATGATGCTCGCGGTGCTGGTGCCGATCGTGCGCGCCTTCATCGCGGAGATGCGGGCAAGCAGACTGGAGCGCGAGGCCGAGCGGAGGGAACGCAAGGAAATGCGCCTCGAGCATAACGAGTTCGTCGTGAACCACGCCCGCCACACCACCGACGCCTTGCTCCAGGTGAAGGACGGCCTCGAGCAGGTCTGCCGCCGACTGAACGGAGAGAAGGAATGAAGCCCTGGCAGCCAACGAAAGCAGCCCACCTGCTGGTGCTGGCTCACAAGGAAGTCGGCAAGCCCTACGTGCTCGGCAGCGAGGGGCCGCCCGACGAATCACTGAGGACCTGGGACTGCTCCGAACTGGTGCAGCACCTGCTCGCCAAGGTCGGCGTGGAGCAGGTGACCGACTCGAAGGGGCGAGTCACGCCGATCAACGTCTTCGATGGCGCCGGCTTCCAGTGGGATCGCTCGGTCTCCATCCCCTTGGACGCCGGCATCAAGTTGCCCGGCGCGCTGCTCTTCGTCCGGTCCGCGAGCGCGTACCCGAGCAAGCCCCACCAGATCGGACACGTGGCGATCTCGCTCGGCAACGGCTATCTCCTTGAAGCCCGGGGCAGCCGCTACGGAGTGACCATCGGACCGGTGCGCCCGTCGTTCAACCTCGCCTGCAAGGTGCGGGAGCTGTACACCCCGGCCTTGCTGGGGTGACCAGCGCAGAGAAGAGAGGAGGTGATCACCCGTGTGGACGTGGATGAAGTACCTGTATCTGGCGATCAGGCTGGGCACGCTGTTCGAGAACCTGAAGGCGGTTCGCGCAAGCGACCCCGCGGTGAGCAGCGAGTCCTACCAGCCGGCCTCGGCCGCCATCCTGGATGACCCCGGAGTGCAGCGGTGGCTGAGCCGACTCTCGCCGGAGGAGCAGGCGCGCTTCACCGAGGGCCTGCCGGTCTTCGTGTGGGGGTTGGACGCGCTCACCGAGTAGGGCAGCCGCGGCGGAATCAGGAGGACAGGCCCCGCTCAGCCGCGGCGGGGTCTTTCTTTCTGCCTCACACCCCACAGAAACCACTCATTCCGGCCTTGACTTCCCCGCGGAAGCAGGCATGAATGTAATGGCAAACAGGTGTGTGATAGCGAGGCAGAAGATGGCGCAGACGAAGATAGCGAGCAGCAAGGCGGAGACCTACCGGTGGGGTTGCGAGATCGAGTGCTTCTTGCCGGACCAGGCGATCAGGGAGCTGGGCATCAGCATCGGCTCCTACCACCACGGCCACCCGCTCCCCTCGCCCTTCCCGCAGGGATGGACGGCGGAGCGGGACGGCAGTCTCCGCACCGACCGCAGGGGCTACGTCCCTGTCGAGGTGGTGAGCCCGATACTCCAGGGGCGGGCCGGAATTGAGCAGGTCAAGCAGGTGGCGCAGACGCTCAAGAGCCTGGGCGCAGTCGTGAACACGACGACAGGGTTCCACGTGCACTGCTCGGCCGAGGCGGCCGCCGGGGACGGCTTCGCAAAGGTCGCCGAGTGGGTCGCCAAGCTCCTCTACCACGTCGCCATGCACGAGACGGCGCTCTACGCCTCGACGGGAACGCACCGTAGAGAGAACGGCGGCTACGCCCGCAGCATCAAGGCGCAGAAGAACGCCGCCGACAGGGTGCGCCGCGCTCCCGATACTCGCAAACGCGAAGCCCTCGAGGATGCGGTCTACGGACTCGCCCGCTACCACACGCTGAACCTCACCAACCTGTTCACTCGCAAGGCCACGGTCGAGTTCCGCCACGGAGCCGGGACGGTCGAGTGGACGAAGATGATAGCCCACATCCAGATGGCGCTCGCCCTCTGCGAGCGGGCCACCGAGACCGCGAAGATGGACTGGGACGCGCTCGCCAGCGAGCGCACCTACCACGTGAGGGGCAAGGGCCTGCGGGAACTCAACCGCTTCCTCTACCTGGCGGGATGGACGCTGGGCCGCCGGGATGTCGGCAAGCCGCAGGTCGAGATGGCGGGATGGATTGCTGACTTGGCTGACCTGAAGCCGGTGAAGCGCGAGCTCAAGAGACTCGCCCGGAAGTACGACCGCGCGACGACCGGAAGGGCGGCGTGAGATGTGCGGGGTCTTCGGATTCGCAGGTAGCCTGACCCGCCGCGAGTGGGCGCTTGCGCATCGCCTGATGGTGGAACTGGCGATTGCCTCCGAGGAGCGGGGGACGGACGCGGCAGGCTATGCCGTGCTCACGACGAGCGGCGAACTGCTGTGGGAGCGCCAGCCGGGGCCGGCGCGACTGCTCTTCCGAGGAGGAGAGTTCGCGGCGCTCCGGCGCAGGCGCGTGGTCATGGCGATCGGTCATACCCGGCTCGCCACCACGGGCGCGCCGGCAGTCAACGGCAACAACCATCCCCACCTCGCCGGCGACTGGGCGCTGGTACACAACGGGTTCATCCCGCTTCACGAGCGCAAAGCCGCCCTTCTCGACCTCCGGCTCAAGTCTCAGTGCGACTCGGAGATCCTGGCGCACGCGCTCGACCGATATGGCGCGGATGACGGGCCGGATGTGTGCCTGGCCCTCGGCGGCAAGCAGTCGGTGCTTGCCATCAACGTCCGGGCCCAGGCGATGCTCGCCTGGACGAACGGCGAGATGCCCCTCGTCGCCTTCCGCGTTGACGACATGCCTGCCGTGTGGTGGGCGTCCACTAAGGCGATAGCCGAGAAGGCGTTGTGCGAAGTGAGGCTAGCGGCCAAATTCGCCCAGGTCGAGCTGGGCGCCATCTACCGGCTCGAGGTCGGGGAGCGCGTAGCGGTCACCGGTAGGCCGGCGGACCTGCGACAGCGCGGGCTGTGGGGTGAACCGGAGGTCTGAACCATGACCAGCGTGCAAGCGAAGGAGCGCATCGAGCGGCACCTGCTCAGCAAGGGCTACAGCCGCAAGGAGGGCCAGAGGCACACCTACCTGCTGCACCCGGACGGCCTGCATCGCTGGAAGCTGACCAGCCGCACCGTCCAGAAGCAGAAGCGCTTCGAGTGGGGCTGGCACAACGTGAGCCGCGCCGCCTCGCTCATTGAGGTGGCAAGGAGGTTGGGAGAGTGATGTTGTGGGTGGAGCCGATGGACAGAGATGACCATGACGAGCGCAAGCGGCATCCCGATGACGCCCTGTGGCGACGCATTCGGGAGGCCATCTACAAGGCCGTGTACGCGGTCTTCAAACCGCCTCCGCCGGACGTCCTCGAGAAGATAGAGGACGTCCTCGGGAGAGCGGAACGCGATTGGAAAAGGGAGGAAGAAGAATGCCAAGACGAAGCCGACGAGACGCAGTAGCGGAGCGGGCCGAGTCCCGCCTGGAGGAACAGCGGCAGCGCCGGCGCGAAGCGGCGCAACGGGGCGCACAGACGCGGCGACAACGGCGCGAGGCCCAGGCAGCCGGGGCACAGGCGCAGGCCGGGGCCGAAAGCCGCACACAGGGGCGCGTAGCGCGCCGTTCGCGGCCTCGTGTGCACGCCGACCTCCTCACCGTCGCCATCCGCGGCCACTTCGCCGAGAGAATGCGGGCGCTGTCAGAGACCCACGGCATGAGCCTCGCCAAGCTCTTGAAAGACGCTTTGCTCGTCTACGAGGGCCAGGTCGGCGCCGGCTACGAGCCGGGTACGAATCTGCGGCAGTGGCAGGAGACTGCAGTCAATGATCGAGACCAAGCAGCATAGAGTCTTTCGGCAGGGGTAGCTCAGCGTCCGCCACAGCAGTCGCCTGGTGGTCCAAGCAGCGGGGCGGGCTAGAATGTCACTCGTGCTGCAACGCGAGGTCGCGGCGCGAGAGGCCTACATGCTCCGCTGTCCTGCTGGA